TGTCCAGCACGGGCTGCTTGTTGTGCTTGATAACCGCCAACAAGTGCTTGCAAACCACCTATTCCCAACCGTTTCAAAGCATCTTCACTAAAACCCGTGGCCTCTTTGACTTTGCCTAATAGGTCTTGGTCTGGCTTTACTGGCTGCAATGATGGTGGAGTTGGAGGAGCAGACCCACCCGGAAAACTTCCCACTTCTCTTGGCGTTTGGAATTGAGGTGCAGCAAAATCTTGCGCTTGTCCAGAAACGTCAACTTCTGTAACGGGTTGTGCAGCAGGAGCCTCTACTTGAGTTAATGGAGTTAATCCTTCTCCTTGCGTTACTGGTGCTTGGAAGTTTTCAAATCCAGCTTCTTCATCTTCAAAAGAAGGAACACCTGTATCTGCGTGTGGTTTGCCAGAGCCTCCCCGTGCTTTTAACAGGTCTGCTTCCTCTTGGTTGATATACGCAAGCATGTGACCGGGCGGGGCTTTCTTTTGCAAGAGCCGGGCAATTTGACGGACATCGCCGCCAACAGAAGTTAGTTTTCTGACTGCTGATACCATGATTAGATTCCTAGCGCGTCTTTTAGACGCAGTGATTCTTCATTCCACACGTTTCTACGTTTCTTGCCCGTTGACGGGTCTTCTATTTCGCCAGCCCCCCGATAAGGGGCTATGCTCAATGCGCTTGCCAAAGCGTCAGTTGATTTCTTTGTAGTTTTCTTAGTTGGCGTAACACCACTTTTAACAATTAAATCAGGCGTGTATTTGTCTTTAGTTTCAGTAGTAACGGTGTCATCTGGAACAATAACATCAGTCTTGCCAGTAATTGTCACTGGGTCAAGTACGGTGTCTGGCGTTATTAAATCACGCTTTCCTGTAATAGTAACTGGGTCTAACACAGCATCTGGTGCTATGACATCACGTTTACCAGTTATGGTTACGGGGTCAAGTACAGCGTCTGGAGATACAACATCACGTTTACCAGTAACAGTAACTGGCTCTAATTCTGTATCTTTTTTGCCAGTAACGGTAACAGGTGCAAGTTCAGTATCTGATTTACCTGTCACAGTAACAGGGGCTAATTCTGTTGCTTTTGCTCCAGTAACAGTAACAGGAGCCAACGTAGTGTCTGCTTTGCCAGTAACAGTTACAGGCGACAACGCTGTACTTGGAGTAACAACATCTCGCATAGGGTCTAGAGCCGTGCCAATAATAGACACAGGGTCTAGCGCACCAGTTGTTTTACCAGTACCAGTGCCAGCCAATGATGTCGTGGGGCTTACAACGTCTGTCAAACTTCTAGTTGCAGAACCAGCAACATCTACAGGACTCAGTGCCGTAGTTTGTTGTGTGGTGGCAGCTCCACCAGTAGGAGTTACAGCACCAGTTGTAACTACATCAGTAGTCACAGGAGCAGCACTAGTAACTTGTACGGGTTCAAGGCCAACAGAACTTAATTGTTTGTTAAGCGTGGCTTGTTCACTAGACGATAGCTGGTTAGCTAAGTCTGGGTCAGTGTATGTAGTTGTAGCAATAGCATCTGCCACTGCTTTGTTTTGAGAAAGAGCATCTGTACCAGTGTCAGTAGACTGTGTTTTGAAAATACCAGTTTTACTGTTTGCCTGTGCGCCAAGTTCAGAAAGAGCGCCTTGTACAGCGCCTATATCGCCATTTAACATTTGACCAGCTACTGCTTGACCAATAATGCGGCCTGTAGTTTTTGACACATCAAAAGCATCTTGAAAAGCAATAGACGAAGCAGAACCAGCAAGACCAGCAGTCATGTTGTTTACGATGTCTTGTTCTGAGCCACCAACAGCAGCTGTTTTAACCGCAGAAGCAGCAGCAGACATCAACATGTCTGAAACTTTATTGTTTCCAACAATTTTGGCTAAGTCTTTGGCGTACTCAACAGAGCCAACATTGACAATACCGTTCACCATAGAGTTAGTAACTGCTTTGTCTAATGGCACACCTTGGGCTACTTGTGCTGCTGTGCTTGCAAGTCCTATACCAATGTCAGTTGCATATCCTTCTAACGCAAGTGGTAACAAATTCGCTTCTATAAGCATGTCTCCAATGACAGAGCCAATACCGGGCAAAGCAAAAGACAAAGCCGCACCAATAAGAGGTTCAAAACCTTTAAGAGCGCCACCCCGTGATTCTGTGCCAGTGTAATTTCCACTAGCATCAAAATTTACATAAGTGCTGTTACCGGGGTCAATGCGGTAACCCATGGGAGCGCCGTATTGAATAGTTTGCCGTTGGTCATGACCACCTTGAGTAGTTGCATAAACAGGCTCAAAAGTGCCGCCAAGTTGTTTTTCTAACGCAAGTATTGACGCTGGTTTTTGCGTTTCAATTATTCCAGCGGAAACAGCAGCCGGGTCTGGAGTTGCTGGCGCTGGTGTTACTGGTAAATTACTATCGCGTGGCATGTCAGACTCCTAACGCAGCGGCTATCTGCTCATGTATGGTCAGATGGACACCTAACCAATCGTAAAAGTCATCCTCTACATTCCAATCTACATCTAGCAGTTGGAAAGGGTTGTCAAGAACAAGAATGGAAGCCAAAGACTGATGCTCTTGGTTATGCACAAAAAGCCAGTCATCAAGGTTGTCTGTGCTGGCATCTATGACCGGGTACTTAGGGTAAGTGATGCCTGTGTCAGTAACTATTTGATGAAACAAGCGGTGCTGGACACCGTTCTCCCATAGCATCTCAGCGAGGCCTTCTTTGTCCCCAAATTTGACGTAGCTTAATGCGTCCATGTTAATGGGCCGTCCCTACCTTTCGGAAAGTAACTGCTTTTTCAACAGGCCAACCAAGTTTAATACGATTCCACACAGCACCTTTTGCAAGACCTAAATCTCTTGCCCATTCAGCGGATGTTTTTGTAATTCCGTTGTATGTCAAGTGCATACAATTTTTTCTGTTTGCTTGTTGTTGTGCTGGCGTTGCCCAATGGCAATTTTCTTTGAAATACCCTTTAGTGTTATCAATTCTGTCCAAAGTCATGCCATCTGGTCTTTGACCCATATCTGACAAAAATTGTTCAAAGCTATTCCAAGCAACATCGTAAGTAATTCCTGCTCCACCATATCTAGCATAATTCCAAGTCTTTACACGAGTGCAACGACTACGAAAACTACGCCACGTTTGGTATGTTGGCTGATGAGCATTCATGTTCATTCTTTGTCTCTCCAAAACTCATCACGGATAAGGACGTAGGTCTTGAGAATGGTAAAGATGAGCGTAGCCCACACCATCAAGTCAGATGACGTAATGTGACTTGCAATAGTGCCTACCCAGATAACAAATAAATCTAGGGCAGAAGTGTGGGTAGCGTTTTGTTCCATGTTAAACGGCGTAGTAAGGTATTTTTACGGTTGTTCCGTTCAACAGTATAGGAATATAACCGGCAGGAACTAACGGCAAGCTAGACGTTGCAAATGTTGCAGATGCGGAAGTGGTGGCAGAGATGTTTGCACCAGCAAGGGTGAGATTGCCTATGTTTGTTACGGTAGAGCCAAGAGCAATAGCGGTATTGCCAATAGTGACACTAGAGTTTTGAAGATTAGCGTTGGTGACCGCAATAGTGACGTTGGCAGATGCCGTCAAACGTCCTTGCGCGTCTACTGTGTGTGTTGCTACTGTAGTTGCATTTCCGTAAGCACCAGCCGCAACAGCGGTGTTAGCCAGAGAAATAGTGCCGGTAGTGGTTACGGGGCCACCAGTGAGTCCAGTTCCTGTGGCTACATTGGTCACAGTGCCAGTGCCAGCCGCAGGGCCGTTAGCAGCAGCCGTGATGCGTCCTTGTGCATCTATAGTTACGTTTGCGCTGGTGTAACTGCCAGCCGTAACAGTGGTATTGGCAAGAGCAATAGTACCAGTAGTCGTGATGGGGCCGCCGGTCAACCCTGTGCCGGTTGCTACATTAGTAACGGTTCCGCTACCGCCACCACCACCAGTTCCTGTCTGTACTGTTTTTAACATGGTTATAGTCCATCGCCGGGAGTGATATAAATAGAAGCACTTCCACTAGACGTTATGCCTGTGAAATAAGCGTTAGGAACAAACGAAAGAATTTCATCTGTACCCGCAAGCAATGGATAAGCAGGGCCGGTAGACGTAACAACAGTAGCATTGTTAGCTGCATCACCAGAAACAAAACCATAGCCTAAAAACACAGTCACGTTTCCACTATTGATGATGCGGTATTGGTTACCGCCAAGCGTAGTAGAAAGTGCTTGTACAGGCGTAGGAGCAGACGTAGCAGCCGTGAAGACTACTGTGTTGCCTGTTCTAGTAAATGCGTTTGTACTCATTTATGTCCCCGGTTGTGTAGGCCAAGTTATGTCATACGGAAAGCCAGACTGCGTAGGAATATCACGCAAAGCCTGACGATAAGCCGCCCAAGTTGTCTTGTCTGCCGTACTGTCTGCCAATTGTGTCCAATCGCTATCAGTCAATTTTGCATTTCTTTCGTTGCGAACATTAGACGATTTTTCAGATATTTTTTGTGCAATTTGCTCTGCCGACAATTGCGTAACAACCCAATTTTGCGACCAAACATTGTTTGCAAATGTAGGCTCACCTTCTGCAAGGAATTGTGTTGCAATATCTATGGATGGTGCGGAAACAGTATTGACTGTTACAACTTCATAACCTTGTTTAGCAATGTCAGTTTGCGGAAAAATTGACAAAATATCAGGTTGTGGAAACCCATAATTTGTATTGTTGTTGTCTTGCTCAAAATCAGTCCATTGATATGGGTACTTGACAATAACGTTGTTTAAAATTTTTGCGTACATTTTTACCTCGACGTAGAATATAAAGGATAAGGCCCAATGCCATCTGTACCTACACAAGCAAATAAACCAGAACTATTTGCTACAACAGAATTCATGTTTCCATTAATAAGACTTCCACTCATTAATACTGGAGTTATCCAAGTAGACCCATTACTTGAAGTAGCGTATATTGAGCCAATATTATTGGCACCAACTGCAACAAATAAACCGGAACTATTAACCGTAACTCCAATCATATTTGCAACAGCGGAACTACCATTCATTAATGCTGGCGTAGTCCAAGTACTTCCATTACTTGAAGTTGCATAAAGTGGGTATGTATTAATATCATACCCAACTGCAACAAATAAACCGGAACTATTTACAGTCACACTATTCATTGTTGCAACAGCGGAACTACCATTCATTAATGCTGGCGTAGTCCAATTGCTTCCATTTGTAGATGTTGCATATACTGGATAGCCATTATTATCAAGACCAACTGCAACAAATAAACCGGAACTATTGACTGCAACAGAAAGCATATTTGCAACAGCGGAACTATTATTCATCTTTGCAGGAGTTGTCCATGTACTTCCATTACTTGATGTTGCATAAAGTGGATAGCCAACACCATTATAACCAACTGAAACAAATAAATTAGAACTATTAACTGCAATAGCATTCATTTGAGCATTGACAGAACTATTATTCATCTTTGCAGGAGTTGTCCATGTAGAACCGTTTGATGATGTTGCATATACTGGATAACTTGTACCTGATAAATATCCAATAGAAACAAATAAACCTGATGAATTTACAGCAACAGCGGTCATTAATGCTGCTGTGGCACTTCCATTCATTCTAGCAGGCGTTCCCCAATTAGAACCAGTTGTTGATGTTGCATATACAGGTGCATTTACAGAACCATCATACCCAACTGCAACAAATAAACCGGAACTATTAACCGTAACTCCAGTCATTGTTGAAGCAGTTGATGTTCCATTCATTATTGCAGGAACATTAAAAAAATTGGGGGCATTTGACCCACCAAAACCAAACGCTTTTGCGGAATCTGCGCCTCTAGTAATAATTGTAGGCATCAATTACTCCTTATTTAAATTGAGTTTGTGATGCAAAAACAGTATAAGTAGCCGATGCAGTTTTTGTAATTGTGTAAGTGTAAACATCAATTGAACTTGCATTTCCAGCAGCAGGAGCCGTTCCTCCTTGCCATTTAGGAGTTACGCTTGTTCCATCAATTGTTAAAGCAAGCGCATAATAAGCGGTTGCCCCTTGAGTAACCAAGAATGCAAGTGTTACTGTTTGACCTGTTGCCAAAGCGGTGTTTAAGGATGTTCCAGAACTAAATGCTACGTTTAATGTCCAATTTGCTGAAGCATTGGTTGTGTAATACAAAACTGACTGGCTATTAATGTAGTAATTAATTGTTCCAGTTGCAGCGGTAGCCGATACGGTAGTTGTTTCAGCAGCGTTCAAAAGAACAGTTGCAAACGTACTGGATGACCCGCTAAATGTTTGCGTAGCAGTCCAAGTGTTTGCAGCGCTTAAAGACACACCAGCAGCGGAGGCTGTACTTGACCACGTTGTGCCATTGCTTGTAAGTACATTGCCAGTAGTACCGGGGGCTACTAATTGAACATTGCTAGTGCCATTACCAAGCACTACATTGTTAGAAGTCAATGTTGTTAGGCCTGTGCCGCCTTGTGCTGCCGTGATAGGCGAAGCCAAGGATGTAACAGTAGCGTTGACTAACGATACGTTTGCAAGCGTGGTAATGGTGTTACCAAGCTGTACCGCTGTGTTTCCTATTGTGATTGCCGTGGCAAAGTTGCTATCTAGTTGAGACAACGGGATAGCTGCGGTAGCTGTACCAAAGGTATAGGGGACTGCCATATTAGAACCTCACTCTTAATTCATGTTCAAATTCAAACGTGTTGTACACAAAAGATGAACTGTTACTGGTTATTGTTAAACCTAAATACTTGCCGTACTGCTGCGCGTCACTCTTGTACAACGCATATCCGTTAGAAGTAAGCCACGCAATAGTTACATTGCTGTTGTTTTTCCACGGAATTGTCGCTAACGAATTGTTATACCAATTGACCGTGTTGTCTAGTGTGTAGACGGGGCTGGAACCCGCCTCACTGTCCACCGTCACATTCAGAGTTGCCGCATTAGCCAAAGTAGCCTCAATGCCAAATTTGAGGGCTTGTTTTGTCCGTATGGGGTCACCCATAGGCATTAGGGCAGTGCGGATGGTGCTGGCTACGCTTGCCGTGGAATTTCCATACAGACGGTACAAATCTGTGCCGGTAGTGCCGTACAGGTTTATCAAGCCCGACAAAGGGACAGACGTAATGTAAGTCAGACTTCCTTGGCTGGTAACAAACCACTTTTTTTCAAAAAAGACGCACTGAATCTGTCGGGGCGAGGACAGAGGGTCATTGTATGTAAACGAGAAAGCCGCGCACAGAATGTTGTTCAACAGAACCTGACCGCCAGACACCGGCTTGGTGAAATCAATGTACGGAAAAATTCCGTCCAACTGGTCAGAAATCTTGCTGGTGGTAGAACCAACAAGAGCGTACATACCGTAGTCATTCATAAACAGAACGGAACGGAAGTACGGAAATATGGAGTAAATACGTTTTGTACCTACGCTGGCACTGACGTTGGTGTTGGTAAACAGGGTTGCACCCGTGCTAGTAACCCGCAAGTCCGAGAACACGTTGATGCTGTCATCGCCAAACACATACAAAAAGTTATTGGCAGATAACAAACCTTGTATGTTGCCGTGCAGCGTAGAGTCTGTCAGGGTGAAAGAACCGGCAGACACGGACGTAAAGTCACTGTAACTTCCAGCAGCGGAGTAATACACAGTACGTCCAGCCGCCACCCATGTTCTGCCTGAGAAGGTGGCAACGTCAACAATCTGGTCTGTATTAATTACCCCGGTAGCAGTAGCACCAGAACCAGCAGGAGAACTGCTATCGGCAAACACTACCGTCACGTTAGAACTAGACGTATATCCAGCCCCTGCGTTTGACATGATGACTTGGGTAATCTGACCACCACTGACAATCGCGTTGCCGGTTGCCCGTGTTGTCCAGCCGCTGCCGTCACCAATAGTCACCGTGATGTTGGACGAATTGGTGTAACCCGTGCCTAACGTGTTCATCACCACAGACACTGTGCCTGTCTTAAAAGTAATCAGTGAAGCTAGGGCCGTAGCGTTGACAGTGGCATTGCCGCCAGCAACAGTGACAGTAGGCGGGGACGTATATCCTTGACCAGCGTTTGTCAGGGTAATGCTGGTGATGAC